CCTCTATTTCTCCGCCAGCGTCACGTTCGTATGCCAACATGTCTCGCGTTTTTAGCTCTTTCAAATCAGAGCATTCGCCAGTCATCTGCATGTTAATGTAATTTCCATCGTCCATACCGGCCCCATGTCTACATACAATGGGCACCAGCTTACGATTACCGTTTTTCTTTCCGTCATCCACTATTTCTTCTGGAGACTTAAATTTGAATATTGTAAAGGAAGTACACAGCCAGATCAGCCTGTCTGATCCACTAACGGCGTCTGTGCTTTCTTTGGTGATCCCGTCTCTGTTTAGCTGGACGAATGCCAGACAAGCAAAGTCGTACTTAACAGCGAGGTTGTGTAGCTGTGTGATCTGAAACCCTAAGGCTTGGTATTCCTGTAGGTTGTTAGAGATAGAGCTGGAAGACATAAGCTTGAGGTAATCATAAACAACTAAGCAGTCGTTGGCTCTTCCGTTTTCGTCTGTCCCTACCGTCTGCAACATCCACCGCTTGATACTGTTGATGATTTGCTCGAAAGGGGCTCCCGCAACTGTGATGTATGTATAGGGCAGGTCTTTGATCTTTTGTGCTGCTGCCTCTACTTTTGCGACCTTCTCTGGATCGTCGAAGATTTCTCCGGTGGCGATTTCATTGATATCGATTTCAGTCATGTTGGCGATGATTCGCTGTATGTGGTCTTCTTTAGACATTTCCGTATCAATCATGAGTACGGGGATACCTTCGCCAGCCACATTGAGGGCCACGTTGTCACCAAATACGCTCTTACCAACCTTGGGGCGGGCAGACACTAGGTCCACACACTTCCGCCTAAGTCCACCACCAATAGACTTGTCGAATACGGGGAAACCGCTGGCGATGCCAATGTGGTCACACCTGTGTTCTTTTAAGTATTCTATGTAGTCTTCTATGCCTTCGCCGATTAGCTCTGGCTTCTGACTGGAAGAGTCTTCTCGTAAGAAATCAGTTAGGGGCGCCTCAATCATATTGATGATATCGTCAATAGATTCGCTGCCGTCTATGTCATCTATCTCTCTGGATATCTTGGCAGAGAGCCGCTTGATGTGTCGTGCAAATTCAAACTTTTTAATCTGGACTGCGAAGTGTAATACGTTCTCTTCTTTGACAGGGAACACTGTCAGAGACTGGATATATTCTAGTTCTTGCTTGGTGTTAATTACGTCGGAGAACTTTAGCTGTTCTGCCGCCGACAGTATGGATGGCAGGTCTACTGCCGCCTCACTCTTTAAAATACGCTCAATGCACTTGAATAAAATCTGATTATTTTGATGCCCAAAAGAGCTATGTGTCAAGATATCGTCGATTTCAACATATGCTGCAACGCCATATTGGAACAGACCGGCCAAGACGGCACGCTCTGCTCCAACATCAGTTAGCTTATCCACTATTAGCCGCCCCCACATCTGTCACATCGGTGATGTTCACCATACATCAGGTCGGGACTTGATTTAAACTTCTTGCTACAAACATGACACGTGTATTCGGCGATCACTGGCGCTGGCCGTGTGCGGGCCACTTTTTTGAATTCTGGCGTCTCAACGTCCTTGTGTTCGCCGTCGTCCGTCCATTCGTTTACTGTTCCCCCTTTTACTTTTACTCGCGTGTTCCTGTCTGGACGATCAACTGTAAAGTCCGCATTGACCGTTACGCCGTCAGTGTTACCACTCTCCACACTTTCTTGAACGGTGGAATTTATTGGGTCTTGTCCATCATTGCTGGCTAAGATTCTAGCAAACTCGGCTCTCTGCTCATCTGTCAGTGTACCAATAAAGTCTTGCATGCTCATTTTCTACTCCCCTTAGTCATCAGGCAGTCCGCCTGCTTTCTTAAAATGTATTCTCTATTCTCTAGCATTGAGACTCTTGCCTCTGCTGTAGCTCTCCAGTCGTCAATCTTTTTTGCGACATGGTTTTCATTGATGACGTAGGCCATCTTCATTTCATGCTTAGTATATTGAGAGAAGCCGTCGTCTGCCTTAGACACCATCTTGTTGAGGGCGTCATTGCACCAGTTGAGCGCTATGGCTTGTCTGGACTTCTCTGTACTGAGACAATTACAATATTGATAAAGCATGTAGGCGTGGTTAAAGCAATCGTCCTGTGTTAACTGTTCCACCTCTTCCATTGTGAAAGACTCTGCTATCTTGCACTCTGCGTGCATTTTGATTGGTTGCAGATCCTTACACTCTAAGTACGAGTCTATTCTCGATAAAAATATTTCAACTGGATCACTCAAGTTGTTTTCTCCAAACTGACGGGTCATCTGAATAATTAAACACAGTCAACTCAATGTCGTTAACTTCGCACCACTCTTCTTTGACCCTGTCTCTAATTTGTGAAGCTAAATATCCTGCCTTAGTCTTATGAAAAAACTGGCAAAACTCGTAGTGCTGTTGTCCGTGTACTTCGATACCCAAATCAAAGCTGGGAATGTAAAAATCTAAGAACAGGACAGACTGCATATTTGGTTTGCGACTGCCGGGGAGAGGAACTTCCTCAAACACTGAGTATCCCTTAAACTGCTCTCTTAGTATCTCTCGCGCCGCCATGTGAAACTTAGACTTTGCTCTCGTGTCATCGGCCCGCACAATGTATTTCTTTAAGTCCACATGGTATGTCCTTCCATTAAGGCCAATGAACTTCACATTACCTCCCCAATCTTGCGTTGAATGAATCCGATCAGGGCAGGGTTGTCGTTAAGGATGTCTGTTACTGGATCAAGGCCCTGAGCCTTAAACAGTTTTTCTACAGCCTCAGCGTCTGTGGGCTCGACGTCGTTCTTCTTAATGATGGCCTTGATGACCTTGTCTGTTGGGTTCTCGATAGCTACGTTAATTGTGTACCAAGACCCCTTCTTCTTAATCATGGACAATTCGATGCCTATCTCTACCATCTCTTTTGCTTCGTCTATGCCAATCCCATACTTAATCCAACTGTCGGCCTTGGACATGGGAATGCCGCCCGCAGCAGAGGTCTTGATTAACCAGTGGGCCACCTGACCAATGTCGTCTCCGCCATCCTTATCCTCCCACTTGCCCCGATGTGTAATAATCATGTTAGTGCTGACTTGGTATTGCAGCATGTTTCCACTGTCGGCGTGCTTAGCTGGCGCATAGCGACTTCCGCCAGTGTTGGCGATGTTGTGTGTGACAAAAATTATGATCGCCCTATTACGTGCAACGTCTCCACTAATGCGTTTTAAGAACATGGCCAGTAGCTTGGGAAGCTGGTTCCTAACGCCAGTTCTCACGTCCCCATCCAATTCATCCTGAGGCAGCATGCTTGACACAGAGTCGACGATAGCGACTAGATCTGGAGTGCCTTTGATGTGAGCCTCTAGCGTATTGAGATACATCTCAGCAGACACTAGGGGCGCGCTGTCAGTAGGTTGAATAATCTTAATCTTAGAGGCGTCCAACCCCTTAATACCAATAAAGTTTTCCTTGGTGATTCGTCCCTCTGTGTTGAGGTAGTAAACCTTTTTGCCTGCTGCTTGGCACTTAGCGGCGAAGTAAAGAGCTGTGGTAGTTTTTCCAGCTTTGGGGTCGCCTGTCATTGCAACACAGCTACCCTCTCTAAGTCCACCGCCCAAGGCATGATCTAGCGCTGGTGAGACACTGATAACCTTTAACTCTTCAAGGTCTGCCAGTACCTTGTCTCCACTCTCTATAATATCACCGTACTTGGTGATCATACTGTTGCTGACCGCGTCTTTTTCAAACTTATTCGATTTCTTTTTTGCCATCTGTTTTCATGCCTCTTAATTTATTCATTGTCGATTTTTTGCCATAAGATGTTTTCCTATGGCCGCCATGCTTCTGCTCGACGGGAGCTGGTTTTTCCATCTCCTGTACGCGCTTTTTCTGTTCTGCTCTTTCTTCTTGGAATTGCTTTTCGCAACGCTTAAGAACAGGAAGTAGTCGCTTGTTGTTTAATGAGAATAGTGTTTTGATCTGAGTGATCGCTCTGAGTAGAGCTGTTTCTGAGTAGGTAGTGAGTAGCTTGTTAGCTAACACGACCTGTTTTTTGAAAGTCCAGTTCCACGCTTTGGTGTTCCAGAACTTGAAGGGAAGTGATCCTACGTTCTTGTGTTGGGCATTCCTCATGCACATGATCTCTGCGACATAGGCGGCACAGGTGCATGCATCACCGGTTGATTGGTGAGTGTATTTACTCTTGTCTGTCTCCTGTCTTTTCTTTCTTTCTGAATTCGTCATACACAATAGCCTCTTGGAAACATTCTGATACGGAGTCCGTAATTGATTTGTTTAGCAAAAGATCTGGAATCGACCACATCTGCTTTTTCATAACGACCCCTTCTACTCGCCCGAAGGTAAGACAGTCGTAACTTTCTCCGCCCATGTTTCCTATAACAGACTTCATTAGATAGATACCATCAGCGTCCTGAATGTTAAGCTCAACCTCG